CTCATGCTAGGTATACTTGAGAGCACCTACCCTATGGCTTGGTTCGATCTAGTCTCGGACCGTCCGAGGGTAAGACTTGATGAGGTTGACTACGAAACATTCTATGCTTATAGGTTAGACTTACTACGGCCTACCAAGCGTCCCAAGGCTAAGCTAATTGTAATTGATGGAGGTAAAGACAATGACTGCGACTAAGAACCTGCTAGGTAAATCCCGCCCACAAGATAAACCATACGCTGTATTCAAAGGGCATGGCCCCTTCGGTGAGACAGAGATGCGCTTACTCAAGACATACCAGCGCCCCGACAAGGAGAAGACTAACAAGTATGCACGATGGTTCGTTGCAGTTAAGACGGACATGACGTATGGTTCCTTTGAGCTAGGTGATAGCTACATCAGCGAGGCTACCTATGGGTTGACCTTGACCTGGGCTGACCCCTTGTATAAAGAACAGTACTGGGATAGTGACTACACCAAGGTAGATACTGAAACCTTTACTCAAGAAGACGCTGACCTATTGCAACAACTAGGATTATAATGCTATGACTAATGCACTCAACTTGAAGATCCTATCTATGTGTGAGAAGATACTGCCTGACACTAAGATGAAGAACAACAAAGAACTAATATCTTTACTATCAGAAATTCGCAACCAACTGGAGACTAAATAATGTTCGTATGTATCGCAACCAAACCGCTTAACGATGGCACTCGTGGCTTCCGCTTCAATCTTGTAGGCTTCAAAGGTCTGACCCGTAAGCGTCAGTCTAAGAAGCGCTACGGTGTACAGCGTGGCTCTTGCATGACAGCCTTGCACATTGGCAAGCGCAGCGTGTACCTTGAGAAGACACTCAACAAGCTAGGCTCACGCCGTGTACGTCACTTCGCTGGCTAACTTAGTGGGGCTTCGGCCCCGCCTTACTTTACAATAGGAGGCACTGAAATGCCAGAGCAACACAAACAACAGATCCGTATTTATCTCAGACCTAGCGCACTCGCAAAAGCGAAGGAGCGTCAAGCTAGTACAGGCTTGAATCTGAGTGAAGCGATTGAACAAATAATTAATGAGGTAATACAATGACTAAGACAATCAAAACAGAACTGACCCGTGACGAGGTAGCAATACTCTTGGAAGTATACAACACCATTGATGCACTGGTAGATGACACAATGGAGATGATGGATGTTCGACTGTCACAACTCAGTGACGCTAGGGATAAGGCTTTTGCGTTGAAACATATGTTTGACTTTCGACCAGCCATAGGTGATGATGGTAACCCTAACCACTGGACGCCATGCGTATTACCTGATGATCCTAACGCATGGTACTACGAGAAAGGAGAATAACTATGACCCAAGAAGAGCGAGACCTATTCCTTGAGGAGCACTTGCCTCCTATCAACGAAGAGTATAACCGTGTGTCACGGGCAGTAGATGAATACGAATGGGAGGGTGACTATGTACAGGCTGACTTCCATCGTGAAGAGCTACGCTTTATTGATTCACTCAAGGCAGAAGGAGATCTATATGTTCCACGTTTTTAAGGGTGTAGCCTTAGTTATAGTTGCACTGGTAGTGTTTGGAGTTGGAACGGGGGTGTTATGAATGATGAAGAAGATCCGCATGATGATGTCACGGATTGGGTTGGTCACTTATCTAAACCGAGTGACCCTGGCCCTAAGTATCCTAGTGAACGTGTTGCTGGGAGGACACAGCTACCAGACAATCGGAGCAAGAAACCTACAAAGGATGCGTGATAACAAGTTAAACTTGGTTTGGCTACTTGACTTTCTCTATGGAGATTGTCATAGTCTTAAACTCTGGATAGATTGGAGAGCTAGGAGATGATTGTAATGCGACACAACAAGGTAGATCTTAAGCCTAACACTAAGCTACGTGATGCTGTGTCGCAGTACATCCGTAGTGCTAACTTCGCTAAGCTATCTAGTGCAGTACAGTATAAGTATGAGAGTACACTTAACCGTGTGTGTGCTACCAAGGTACAGAATGGTGCTGAGTTAGGTAACATCAAGCTAAGCGACATCAGGTACAAGCATGTGACGTATGCCTACGATAGGTGGACTGATAACAATGGTCCATCTGCTGCTAACTATATGGCTACATGCCTGAGCATCGTACTTAACACAGCCATACGTCACGAGGCTATCATAGCTAACCCTGTGTCACAGCTACAGCGTAAGTCAGAGAAGCCTCGCAAAGTTAAGTGGTCAAAGGATGACGTTAGGTCTTTCCTTTCTACGGCATACTCTGAGTGGCGCTGGCGTAGCATAGGCTTGATACTACACATGGCATACGAGTGGGGTCAACGCATAGGTGACATGCGCCTACTCAAGTGGGAGGACATTGACTTCGAAGAGCAACGTGTTGACATCACACAGTCTAAGCGTGGCGCTGAGGTACACCTACCTATACCAGATGAACTGCTAGCTATGCTTGAGGCACAGCGTGTAGACTTTGGCTTCCAGGATTATGTAGCGCCACGGGTTAAGCCTAACCACAGTGGGTACAGCCCTTACACTGCCATTGAGATCCACACTCAGGTCAACAACATCAAAGCTAAGGCTGGACTTGACCCTAAGCTACAAGCCAGAGACCTACGCCGTACTGCTATCACTGAGATGGCTGAGGCAGGGGTGGATCTTGTAGGTATTATGCAGGTGAGTGGACACCAGAGTCCCAACAGTGTTAAGCCTTACCTAGTCAACACATTCAGTGGTGCATCAGCTGCACTATCAAAGAGAAGGGGAGACGGATGAACATACGTGATTACCTAGACACACTCGACATACGTGATGGCGACTCAGTACGTACCGACTGCCCATCGTGTCGCTCACGTAATACCTTCTCTTGCTTCAAGGATGGCGGTGACTATGTGTACAACTGCTTCAAGTTAAGCTGTGGTTTGCGTGGCGCATACAGTACTAACATGACAGCTGCAGAGATTAAGTTACGCATGAGTAAGACAGAACCTAGTAAGAACAAAGAGATACAAGCACTAGTTTATCCAGAATATGTAGTACAACCTACATCAGATCACGTATTGTTACAGCCCTTCATTGAGCGGTATGACCTACAACATGAGGGTTTGATGTACGATGTGAAGGATAGACGTGCTGTGTTTCCTATACACTACAAGGGTAAACTCATTGATGCTGTAGGCCGTGCGCTTGATGGTGCTATACCTAAGTGGTATCGCTACAGTGGCAACGCTGACTACTTCACTAAGCGTACCAATTCTAAGGCTGACGTAGCTGTGGTAGTTGAGGATGTAATCAGTGCGATAAAAGTGTCACACTTTATGCCCAGCGCAGTAGGCTTTGCAGTCCTGGGTACATCTATAAGTGTGACAATTATGCAACAGCTAGGAGAATTCAACAGGGTGATCGTAGCGTTAGACAGGGACGCTGCACACAAGACCTTGCAATACAAACGAGAGGTAGAGCTTTGGACAGGGTTACCCACCAAGGCTTTACTACTTGACGATGACATCAAGTATGGTGTACATGAAGATATAATTAGACTTAAGGAGATGGTAGTATGAATACAGTGTGGTTACTAATATGGTTTGTCTTAGTACCAGAGAACGGCGTTAGGTACTACCACTTGGGTACGTATGACAATGAGACCTCATGTAAGACTGGGCTAAGAGATGCAGCAGTTATGGTCAACGCTAAGAATGAGACAGTAGAATGTATTGGAGTACAGGTAGATGCATAGTGTCGCAACAGAGTATCCTAAAATAAAAGATGATAAGGTTTTTCATACTTGGGTAAGGGGCAGCGAACTTACCAAAGCTTACATGATTGAAAAGAAAACTTCTCTAAGAACAACCCCAAAGAAACCAAAGGCACTGAGAGGTAGACCCTGATGTCAATTAAAGTAACTTACATAGACCACATGGGTACTGACCTTACTGTAGCTAACGCTGCCCGGGTCAGCTTCGGTAAGACTTCTGAGATGGAAGACGATCCTTGGGGGCCACCTAAGCTCAAGGCTAAAGATGATAAGCTCATTCGTTACCTTGCCAAGCACAAGCACATCAGTCCATTCGGACATTGCTTTGCAAGCTTCCACGTTAAGGCTCCAATCTTTGTAGCACGACAGCTAGTCAAGCATAAGTTCCTACGCTGGAACGAGATCAGTCGTCGTTACGTTGATGATGAACCTGAGTTCTACACACCTGACGTATGGCGTGGACGCAGTGCAGATAAGAAGCAAGGCTCTGAGGGTGTAGTAAATGTGGGTGACTGGGGAAGCTCAGGCTGGGCGGCACTTAAAGCCTACAAAGAACTACTAGCTCACGGTGTAGCACCTGAGCAAGCCCGTATGGAACTTCCACAGTCTACTATGACAGAGTGGTACTGGTCAGGTAGCCTTGATGCCTTCGCTGACATGTGTAACCTGCGTTGCAAGGATGACACACAGGCAGAGACACGAGAGGTAGCACGACAGATTGACCACAAGATGATTGAACTATTCCCTGTTAGCTGGGATGCACTAACGGAGGATGATGATGACTAAACTATATGACTTAGAGCCAATGATTATGGACTGCTGGCATGTATGCGAGGACTTACAGGTTGTCTTCAGACAGATCGGTGATGGTGAGCGTGAGCCTACTCACGATGAAATGATGAACACCTTGATGGGTATGCAACAGCTTTACCATTGGAAGTTTGAACAGCTGTTCAACAAGTATGAGGATGTACTCCGTGACAGACAATGAATGGCCCTTAGAGGCAGACTTTAGTGACATCAGACCTATGACACCAGAGGAACGTAAGGCTGCACAGGAACGAGACGCAAAGAATGGAGTGAATAGTAATGATAAAGAGTGAATGGAATCGCCTAATAAAAGAACGTGAAGACTTTAAGGAGAGTGTATTGGCTGAACATGCAGCAGACATCGTGAATGAGCCTAAGCACTACGCACGGTGGGCCATTGAGCCTATCACATACATCATGCGTAATGGCTTTGAGTTCTGGCGTGGCAACATCGTTAAGTATGCCAGTCGTGCAGGGTACAAGATGTATGAGGGTAAGACGCAGGTAGAGAGTGAGATCATTGACTTAGAGAAAGTCCAACGCTATTGTCAGATGCGTATCAATCAACTTAATGGAGAGGAGAAGCTATGATACCTGTAGGTCAACTAAGATTGTTACTTACCAAGGCAGGGCTTGACTATGTTATCACCCGTGTTGATGGTAACGTAGCCCACGTCAACATACTTGTAGCGGAGCAGCCAGATGTACAGCGTTGAGTTTGAGCATGACATTGCTATCGTTACTAGTATGGATGAGCGTGATGAGTATGAGGACTTGGAGGTTGTGCTTGCAGATGAGGGTACGGTATACCTCAGGCAGTACGATGAGTCCTACAAAAGCTACCAGCTTATTGTAATATCATATCAACAGCTACTAGACTTAATCACTTCACTAGATCAAACAGAAGGCATGTGGAGATTAGAACCTATAAAGGACAAACGATGATAGAGTATCTATATGGAGCCGCAACTATGTATGCATTGGGTGCTATCCTTATGCTTAACGTAACAGATCCAGCTGATCCCGAAAGACCTACCGCACACATATGGTTCTCATTGGGTTGGCCCTTGGCAGCTATCGTATCTATATACGAGTTACTTCGTTACGGACCAAGAGAGGGCGAATAGTATGACAGAGACTGCACTACTACGTAACCTAATGAACAAAGAGTTCTACGATAATCATAAGGGTATGCGTTGCCCTGATGCGCTGTTCACCAAGGACATGCGTAAGATTAAGCAAGCCTTAGATCAGGCTATGGTGTTGTACGATAAGAGCATCACACCCTCTGAGTTAGAGGCGTTGTTCTTTACAGCTAACCGTACTATGACTACAGCTAACAAGGAAGCATACTCTCACCTGTTCAAGCGCATTGAGGGTGAGTCACCTATGCATGAGGAGATTGCTACTGAGGTACTGTCTCGCTTGTTCCAGCAACACGTGGGTGAGTTGGTAACTAACCTAGGGTTTAACTATGTTAACGGAGAGGAGAACAACCTAGAGAAGCTACGCAAGCTAGTCGAGGATTACAAGGATGACTTCACACCTAACCTCAACATCCAGTTCGAGGACATTGAGTTGGACACTATCCTTGAGGGTATCCAGATTGAGACACAATGGAAGATGAACATCCCTAGCTTACGTGATCGTGTCGAGGGTATCAGTGGTGGTCACTTAGTTATGGTAGGCGCACGGCCTAACACAGGTAAGACTACCTTCCATGCGTCCCTCATTGCGGCGCCTAATGGGTTCGCTCATCAGGGTGCTAGGTGTTTGATCCTGACTAATGAGGAGAAGGCAGTGCGTGTAGCTGCCCGGTACGTTCAAGCCTCCTCAGGTATGAACATCAAGCAGATCACTGAGAACAAAGCACTGGCCCTGTCACGCTACACTAAGGTCAAACAACAGATCCAACTCAAGGATAGCACAGGTAAAGACATGGCATGGGTTGAGGCTGTAGTTAAGAGCTACAAGCCAGACATCGTAGTGCTAGACATGGGTGACAAGTTCGCTAGCCGTACCTCTGACAAGTCTGACGTGTACCTAAAGGATGCAGCTATCCATGCACGTAACATCGCTAAGATTTACAACTGTGCTGTGATCTGGATGTCACAACTTAGTGCAGATGCTGAGGGTGTAGTACAACCTAACATGTCTATGATGGAGGGCAGTAAGACAGGCAAGGCAGCTGAGGCAGACTTGATGGTGCTTATCTCTAAGAACAGACAAGTTGAGGGCGTGGATGAAGAAGAAGACTTGACACGATACCTTACTATCGCTAAGAACAAACTAGATGGCGGTTGGCATGGACGTATTACTTGTGAACTGGACGGCGACATAGCACAGTACACAGCATAGGAGAGATGATGAGAACAGTATTAGACGTAGAGAACAACACTACTAAGCGAGAGGGTAAGACCTTGCTTGACCCTTGGGAGCCAGGAAACTTCTTAGTGCAAGTGGGTACTCTCAATGTAGACAAGATTGACGAAGAGCATATACTTACCTTCGATCACAAGGAGAGCAAGGACACAGGTGGTGGTGCTGCGTTTGTACTACAGGCTGTACTGGATGAGACTTCTCTTTTGATTGTACACAATGCACGGCATGACTTACCTTGGCTATGGGAGTCAGGCTTTACATATGACGGTGAGGTGTATGACACTATGATAGGTGAGTACCTACTGCTGCGTGGTACAAAGCGTGGCATAGGCTTAGGGTATTGCGCTGAGGTGCGTGACCTACCATCCCGTAAGACTGACGTACTAAAGGAGTACTATAAGAAAGGATACAACACAGATGAGATACCCCTCGCTGAACTACGAGACTACCTAAGGTGTGACTTAAATGTCACACGTGAGTTGTTCCTTGCTCAAGAGGAAGACTACTCTAAGCCTGAGAGCCAGTCTATGATAAGGGTGCGGGACATAAGCATGAAGGTTGCAGTTACACTATGCAAGATGTACCAGCGTGGGTTCAAGGTAGATCGTGCTGCACTGGATGAGGTACGTAAAGAGTTTGAGGATGAGAAGGCACAGCTAGCGACACGCCTTAACATGCACGTGCGTAAGCTTATGGGTGACACACCTATCAATATCAACTCATCTGAGCAGATGTCCAACGTGATCTATAGTAAGAAGCCTAAGACTAAGAAGGAATGGGTAGAGCTATTCGATCACGTTAACAACAAGGATGAGTACAAGTCTACCGTAGCAGCTAACACAGATCGTATCTTCAAGACACAAGCCTATACGTGTGAGACTTGCGAGGGTACAGGTAAGACGTATCGCATCAAGAAGGATGGCACTAAGTATGCAAGGCCTAACAAGTGTAAGGACTGTGAAGCTAGAGGGTATCGCTTGAAGCAGCTGAACCAAGTGGCAGGGCTTAACTTCTCTGCGCCCAACAAAGATTGGGTCAGTTCTAGTGGGTTCTCTACATCAAAGGGTAACCTGGAGATACTGATTGCTACGGCTAAGAGTAAGGGTATGTATGATGCGATAGAGTTTCTTACTGATTATCGTAGGCACAATGCTGTGGGTAGCTACCTGTCTAACTTCGTAGAGGGTATTGACTTGTTCACTAAGCCTGACGGTATGCTACACGTTGACCTGTCCCAGACTACTACAGCAACAGGCCGCTTCTCTGGACGTAACCCCAACATGCAGAACATGCCACGAGGTAACACCTTCCCAGTTAAGAAAGTGTTTGTGTCTCGTTGGGAGGGTGGCTACGTTATGGAGGCTGACTTTGCCCAGCTTGAGTTTAGAACGGCTGCGTTCCTAGCACAGGATGAGGTAGCTATGCAGGAGATTGACGATGGCGTAGACGTACACGCTTACACTGCTCAGGTTATCACTGATGCTGGTGAGCCTACTACCAGGCAGGAAGCAAAGGAACACACCTTCGCTCCCCTCTTTGGGGCTACAGGTTACGGTAGAAGTACAGCTGTCAAGGCTTACTACGAGCACTTCACTGAGAAGTATAAGGGAGTAGCTAAGTGGCATAAGAAACTAGGGAAGGAAGCAATTACCCTACTAAAGATTACTAACGTAAGCGGTAGGCAGTATGCATTCCCTGACGTACACCGCAGAGAGAATGGCAGCGTAAGCCACATGACTAGCATCAAGAACTACCCAGTACAGGGCTTTGCTACAGGTGATGTAGTACCCGTGGTACTGATGGAGTTGGAGGAGAGGCTCAAGCCTTTGCAGTCGTGCTTGGTTAATACTGTACATGACTCCGCTGTTATAGATATACACCCAAAGGAGAAGGACTATGTGATTGCTATCATACACAGTATGAACGAAGACCTAACTCGTATCATAGCTGAGGCCTATGATGTTGAGATGAATGTACCACTATTATTAGAAGCTAAGATCGGGCCGAATTGGCTTGACACAGTGGATGTATAGTGCTATAACTAGACCTCTTTAACCCGTACACAGAAAGGTTCTTGTACAATGACTAGCACAGAAGTAACACTAACAACTGACGGACGTTCTATTGCAGAGATGATGGGTCTCTCAAAAGGTAGTAGCGGTAAGCGCTCTATGCTTGCACGGTTCAGTCAGATCCATAGCCCACTGAAGGGTGACATGGAGATCAACGGCAAGGCTGTTCGAGTAGACGTTGTACCAGCTGGTGCATACAAACTCTTACAGTCGGATGATAAGGTAGCCTATGCAGTCTCACCTAAGATCCGCATCTACGCACAGCGTATGCAGTGGACACGTTGGGACTCTGATGAAAACACTATGGTCAAGACGGTACTCGTTAACAATCTGACGGGTGACCTCAAGGATAACACCGGGGGCTTCAATGCTGGGCGTCCGTCTGGCTACGTTGAAGACTTCAAGTCTTTACCTAAGGCAACACAAGAGTTGATGCGCAATACTAAGCGTACTAAGGTTGTGTTCGGTACTGTAGTAATGCAGGGCGCTACTGATGAGCAGGGTAATGCTATTGAGGATGCGTCCCTCACTACACAGGAGATCCCGTTTGTATTGGATGTAAAGAGCCGGGGTAGTATCACGGCAGTAGATGACATTATGAAGTCTATTGACCGTAAGAACTCTCTACCCCTGCAGTACTTCCTTAAAATGGGTGCAGAGATGCACAGTATGCCTAACGGTAGTGAGTACGCCACGTTTGACATCACCCTGGGTGACAAGGTAGACTTAGTTGAGGCAGACAAGGACATCCTTGACGGGTTTATGGAGTGGATTAGCGGCATGAACAACTACATTAACGACACTCACAATGAGAAGAGTGGTAGCTCTGGCCTGTCTGCTACTGAGGAGTCCATCATTAACGACATCATTGACGTAGAGGTAGCTGAATAATGAACCACGTTGCTGAACTGGCACTACATACATTCCTACAGAAGGCACTGGCTGGCGAGTCTACAGTAGATGAATCTGTAATCTCTAAGGTAGGTGAAGACGTAGCGGATGCTGTGCGTAAGCAGTTCAGCAGCGGCCCTCGTGATGAGTTCAAGCTTAGGATGTCCAACCTCGGGCGTCCTAAGTGCCAGCTCTGGTACGAAAAGAATGACCCAGAAGATAAGATACCTTTCCCTCCACACTTCCTGATGAACATGATATTAGGAGACATTGTGGAGGCGGTATTCAAAGGGTTACTTCGGGCTGCTGCTGTTGAGTTTACTGACAATGAAAAGGTTGTACTCACTCTTGCTGACGGTACAGAGATCAACGGTGAGTTCGACATGATCTTAGATGATAAGGTTGATGACGTTAAGTCTGCCTCTCCTTGGTCTTACATGCATAAGTTCTCAGACTTCGAGACCTTAGCTAAGGGTGATGCCTTTGGTTATGTAAGCCAGCTGGTAGGCTATGCTACTGCAGCTGACAAAGGTGTCGGTGGCTGGTGGGTAATCAACAAAGCTAACGGTCAGTTTAAGTATGTAGATGCTTCATCTGTAGATGTCGATCAGGAGTTAAACAAGATCGAAGATACGGTAGCGTACATCAAAGAGGACAAACCTTTTGAGCGTTGCTTTGAGGCTATCCCTGAGACGTACCGCAAGAAACCGTCAGGTAATCTAAAGCTTGGCGTATCGTGTGGCTTCTGTGCTTACAAGCATAAGTGCTGGCCTGACTTGCAGACCTTACCGTCTCGTGTCTCTACTGCTAAAGAGAAACCTATGGTAGACTATGTGTTTATAGGAGATGAGCTTGGTAGTACGGAAGCATAACGCTCACAGATACCGTAGTGGATTAGAGAAAGTTGTAGCTGAGTACCTGAAACAAAACAAGAAGAACTTTAGGTATGAAGATCTTAAGATTGAGTGGAAGGATCTCAGGTACAGGACTTATACTCCAGACTTTATCTTAGACAACGGTATCATAGTTGAGACAAAGGGTATCTTTGATAATGAAGACAGGCGTAAGCACCTAGCAGTAAGGGAACAACACCCAGAGTTAGACATCAGGCTAGTGTTTAGTAACGCCAAGGCTAAGTTATACAAGGGTTCTAAAACGACATACGCAATGTGGTGTGATAAGAATAACTTTCTGTATTCACATAGGGTAATACCCCCTGACTGGCTTGAAGAGAAAGGTAAGGCAGTCAAGACCAAGCGTATCAAACTTAAGGTAGGTTCTTAATGGATGAGAAGTTTAGTGTAACACTTGTATTAAATGTGGATAGGGATGCTAACTTCCTATCGTCAGTACAAGATGCACACCCAGAAGATGTGTATGACTTAATTAAAGATATGTTCTATGACGTTGATGACGTTAGAGTAGACAACTTAGTGGTGAAGGAGAGGCTATGATTAACGAGACAGACTTAGAAGCGTGGGATTACTACAAGGATAGTACTATGTACAAAGACATGACGCTATCCTCTTATCAAAAGGCAGCAGCTAGTACAGCTATCTATCCTACACAACATGCTATCACTTACCCTGCGCTGGGCTTAGCTGGTGAGGCAGGGGAGGTAGCCAACAAGGTGAAGAAGGTTATCCGTGATGGTAAGCTAGACAAGTCTTCACTTAAAGCAGAGATAGGAGATTGCCTGTGGTATATAGCAGCCCTATGTAGAGACCTTAACGTAGACCTGGGAGACATAGCCAAGGCTAACCTAGAGAAACTACAAGACCGTAAAGCTAGAGGAACCCTTAAAGGGTCAGGAGACAAACGATAATGAGTGATAACTATCTACCCACAGACTACCAGTCTTTCATTCACAAGTCACGATACGCTAAGTACTTCGATGGCAATGGGCGTGAGGCGTATAGTGAGACAGTGTCACGCTACATGGACAATGTAGTACGCCCTGCCATTAAGATTGATAACTCCTACATCAAAGACATTGAGCAGGCTATACTTAACCAAGACATCATGCCATCAATGAGAGCTATGATGACAGCAGGCCCAGCGCTTGATCGTGACAACACTGCAGGCTACAACTGTAGCTACCTACCCGTAGATGACCCTAAGTCCTTCGATGAGGCTATGTACATTCTCCTCTGTGGGACGGGGGTTGGCTTCTCCGTTGAGCGCCAGTTCATCAGCAAGCTCCCAGAAGTACCTGAGTTGTTCGAGAGTGAGTCT